CTTTTCCTAGAACTTGTAACAATGTTGAGAAGTATAGTAATAGACTAACGATCTATTCTAAGGGTACTCCTATGCATGTCAGAGGATCAATATTATTCAATCATTATTTGAAGGAGAAAAATTTGTTGGGTAAATATAATGTAATCAACAATGGTGAAAAGATAAAGTTCTGTTACCTCAAGAATCCTAATCCGATTCATGAGAATGTTATCTCATTTATTAGTGAGTTTCCTAAAGAGTTTGGTCTGTCACAATATATCGATTACGACTTACAATTTGAGAAATCCTTCATAGAACCTTTGAAGGCTATACTGGATTCTATTGGGTGGTCTGTTGAAAAGCAGATTACACTTGAGTCCTTCTTTGTTTGATGCTATAATGTAAACGCTACGTATTCTAAATGGATTTACCTATCGACGATAAAGAGTTAGGAACTATTATAAGTGCATTGCACTTAGGTGGTGATACAGCACTTTTTCAAAAATTGAAAATTATTAAGGAAGTGAGGGATGATAATCCTGGTGGTCCTTATAAGAAAATAATAAGGGAGAAGTATGGGATGGTAATATGATTTTTGGAAAAGTGAGTCTTGTTACTGGTGGGTTTGATCCTATTCATTCAGGACATCTTCGTTATTTTGAAAGAGCAAAAGATTATACAGATTATCTTGTAGTAGGATTGAATGGTGATCCTTGGCTCACAAGAAAGAAAGGACAGTACTTTCAATCTTGGACAGAGAGAGCAGATATACTTCGTCACTTAGATATGGTAGATGCTGTTATCTCTTGGGATGATGCAGATGATTCTGCATGTGGTGCTATTGCAAAATGTTTAGACATCGCTGACACTGTTGTATTTTGTAATGGTGGAGATCGTGGTAAGGAAAATACACCAGAAGTTATTGGTTATTCTGACAATGATAGAGTTCAGTTTGAATATGGTGTAGGTGGAACAGATAAGTTGAATAGTAGTTCTTGGATACTACACAATTATTTTAATCGTCAACGTAAATTATTAGGTATTTGACATGGATTTTCTACAAGAAATAGTAAAGGAGATTGGATCTGACTATGCACAAG